ACGGGCGCCCGCGCAGGCTAAGCAATCGGCGCAGGGGGTTCCGGAGCGGTCACTGGCGCATAGAGTCTCCACCGTGTGGTGATCGAGGTCCGGAGTCACACGGAAGGTGCTCCAGCCCATCGATCTTGCGATCACAAGCTCCGCGGCAGTGTCCACACTGGCCATCAGGATTTGACGCCAACCCTGCAAAGAGGGTTTGCGCCATTGATGGGTGTAGCCTGTCCATCCCGATGAGGCTCCGGCGATCGCGAGGGCGAGGCTCAAAGGTAGATGAGTCGGGTCCCCGTATGCTCCGAAGCGCACCCGCCGACCCGCGAAAACGGAAACGGAAGGGAGGGGGAGATAAGCGCCCGCTTGCCATGCGCGATAGATCCCGAGGGGCGCTTGGCCGACATTGACGTAGCATGAGCGCCCGCCCCCGGTACCGTTGCCGCGGTGGACGCAGGAACCGCAAATCAATCGGTCTAACCCTTCCTTGATTGCGCGGACGGGGTCCATGGATCGCACAAGGATCCAGATTTGAACCATCGGGCCCGTTTTCCGATTGTCGGAGGGAGATTCGAAGCCCGTCGCGATTATGACCCTTTGGGAGTCTTCATGGAGAATAAATCCGTTCACTGGGCACCTCCGTTGATGACCGTGAACCGGAAGTTGTGGCCAGTCGTTTCGTTTCTACCGCTCGGATATCCGATGAAAGCGGCAAATTCCACGATGGAAAGGTTACGGGTGTAAGAATCCTCGTTTAGAACACGGACGATTCCACGGCGACCGAAAGCCCGACGGGCGGCACGGCGGGCGAAGATTTCAGCGGCGTCGTAAATGCCAAGGGCACGAACCGAACGGAAGCCCGAACAACGAAAGAGAATCATTGGAGACCTCCAATTGCTTCGATGAGGGCCGTGATGGCGATGATGGCGATGAATCCAAGCAGGCAAAGGGGCCCGTGGAATTTAGGGGGAATGCGGTGTTTCATTGGTTTTAGTTACTGGCCACGATGACCAGACCAGATGGCACCGTTTCCGATGCCACCGGATCCGGTCACTGCGGGGTGATCCGTGCTGCAACGCATAGCTGGTGATCGTGAGTCCCGGTGTCGTGATCGTAAGAATAGTAAATCAGCCAATCGCCGGGGGGGAGTCCGTCGCCACGCTGAAAGCGAACGAATAGCATGCACCAGCAATCTTCCGGGGTTCCCGATAGAATTTCATGACCTCCGTGATGGGAGTCGGTCACTCCCGGAACCCAGTCGGGAGTCGGGCTGATGGTTGCAATGGGAACGAAAGTTCCGGGACGAACCCATCCGACATTCGTGAATGAGGCGAAGGGGTGTTCGGTGGTTGCTGCGGTCGTTACGGTCGTTTTCATATGGAGTCGCCTATTTAAGACACTTGTCAGCAATTGTCGACAAAATCTGAAAAAATGTGGCGAAGTGGCCTTTTTTAGGGGCCAGTTGCTTTCGCATGCGCTACCAGGGAGCAATGACGAAAGGGGAGAAAGGGAAGGGGAAAGGGAAGGAACCCATAAATCGTCCTTCCGGTTACGTCAAAAAAAATGGGCCGGATCCCAAGTCGGTCGCGGAAGCCGACTGGTCGCGGGTACTTGATGCTGCTTCTCTCGGGATTCCCTTTGAGCGGCTTTGTCATCTAGCGGGCATGACGGATAAGACATTCACGAAGTACCTCACACGATACCCTGAAAGGAAGGAAGCGATCGAAGCCGCAAGAACTCGGGGGGAATACGATCTTACTTCAACCGTGAGGTCATGCGGCAACGGCTGGCAAGGAAGCGCATGGTTACTGGAGCGAACTCGAGGCTATGTCGCTCGCGCTCAATTGGATCACACTACTAAAGGAAAAGAATTGTCAGTTAGCGGTAGTTTACTAGGGGCATTCGGTGGGGGGAAGTAATACAATAAGCCGCTATTGTAGTAGCCGCTATTTACATAGAAGATCCATGGATAGGAGTCCAATGCATAGAACCACGGGGTAGGGGGGACCCCCACGAGGGGGGTGGGGTGATACCTGATACCCCCTCCCCCTACCCACATCAATTTTATGGCAGTCAAGCAAATTAAGCGCAAGAAATCCCCTTCACTCGGCATGGGTTCGCATATCCCTGCTTGGAAGCAGCGGAAGCTATTGGAGGAGGCGCAGCAGCTCTCGAACTTCCCTGAGATGATGCTTGGCCTACGCGATACCTATGCGTGGCAGAAGGCGGTGCTTGGGGCTCTGAACGAGAAGCACGCGAAGGTGGCTCTCAAAGCGGCGAACGGCTCGGGCAAGACGAGCATGGTGGCGGCATCGGCTGTCATCTGGCACATGCTCCGCTGGCCGGGGAGCTTGGTGGTATGTACGGCTGGTGTGTACCGGCAAGTGGCGGATGCTCTGTGGCCGCACCTGCGGAAGATGATCAATGGACTGGGTGGCGAGGAGAACGGTTTCTCGATCAAGGATGGCGAGATCCGCTATGTATACCCTAGGTTGGTTGATGGCCAACAATTGATCAGCCGGTGTATCGGGTTCAGCGCGAGCAACCCGGAGAAGGCTGAGGGCTGGCATGTGCAGGGTCCGAGTAACGACCTGATGTACATCGTGGACGAGGCGAAGGCGGTGCCGGACGGGATATTTCAGTCGATGGAGCGGTGCCAGCCGACGAGGACATTGCTGATGAGCAGCCCTGGGGGCAGCAGCGGGTACTTCTACGATGTATTCCGCCGGAATGACGGCAAGTGGAAGACCTTTACCGTTACCGCTTTCGACTGCCCGCATATCCGGAAGGAGTGGATCGACGATCAGTTTGCGCGATGGGGAGAGGGCCACCCGCTGGTCCGCTCGATGATCTACGCGGAGTTCATGGAGGATGATGGGAGCTTGACGGCTGTACGAACCGCCGACTGGCAGAAGCTGGTCAGTGGCCCACCCAAGGAGGATACCGAGGGGCATCGGCTCACCGCGGGTTGTGATTTCAGCGCAGGCGGCGACGAGAGCGTGATGGTGGTGAGACAAGGGAACACGGTGAAGGGTCTGATCCGCTGGCGGGACAAGGACACGATGGCGAGTGTGGGGCGGTTCATCAGCGAGTTCCGCAAATGGAAGCTGAAGGCGGAGGACATCTACGCGGATGTGGGTGGTATGGGGGTGGTGATGTGCGATGCGCTCAGAGCGGAGGGGTGGGATGTGCGGCGGGTGAACTTCGGGGAGCGGGCGATACGGGATGATCAGTTCGTGAACAAGGCCGCGGAGATGTGGATTGAGTTCGGGCGGATGGTGGAGGAGGGGCGAGTGAACCTGGGTCCGGTGGGTACGGATGAGGTGCTGCTCCAGCAGTTCGTGAGCCGGAAGGTGCGGACGAACGGGAAGGGGAAGCTGACGCTGGAGGGGAAGGATGAATTGCGAGCCCGCGGGGTGAATAGCCCGGATCGTGCGGATGCGGTGGTACTGGCCTTCTGCGGAGCCGGTGGGAAGCGGATGGACGATTACATGAAGGCTCTTGGCGAGGATGGGAGGAGCCTGCTGGAGCGGATGGAGGATGAGATGGGGGCGATTGAGGGGGATGGTAAAGGGTCTGCGCTTGCTGGTTGTGAGGTTGGGGGATAGGAAAGGGGGAGGATTTTTATGATGAACGACAAACAGCGGAACGCGTTGCAGGGCCAGATAGTGGAGGCTGTCGAGCAGCGCAGTCCGTGGGAGCTACGGCAGACGAGGTGGTATGAGTTGCGCCATCACGGGTTGCGAAGGACCAATAAGCCTTGGCCCAAGGCCGCGGATCTGCATTGGCCGCTTATCGATACGGCGATCGAGAAGCTCAAGCCATTGTTCCTCCAGCAGGCACTGGGTATGGATGTAGTGGCCAGCTTTGTTCCGATGCGCCAGCAGTTGAATGCGTATACGAAGGTGGCTGAGGACTGGTTCAATTATAAGATCCGAGACAAGACAAACTTCACCGATGAGGTTCTCTCGTGGGTTGATTATACGCTGATGAGCGGGCGCGGGGTGATTAAGTGCTTCTGGAATCCGGGTGATAAGCGGGTGGGGTTTGATGCGATCGATCCGATGTATATCGTGGTCCCGGCGTATACCGTGGATTTGCAGGATGCGGACTGGCTGGTGCATGTGATGCCGATGAGCGTCAATGCGTACAAGCGAATGGCCGGCCAGTTCGGCTGGAAGGCCGATAACAAGACGATCGAGAAGATCCGGGGTAACCCGCAGGAGGATGATAATATTCCGGGGGCGGCGACCGAAACGGATGCGAAGCAGTTGCGTGAGGGTATTACCTATACGAACAACACCGATGGGGTGATCGTGTGGGAGGTGTACCGGAAGCGGGATGACGGGGTGTGGGAGGTTTATCTCTATAGCCCCGCGGCGGTGGATCTCGATCTGCGGGATCCGATGGAACTGCCCTATGATCATGGCCAATGTCCGTTCGTGGACTTCCCGTATGAGATCAAGGATAAGGGCTGGTTCAGCCCGCGGGGCATTTGCGAGATCATGGCTCCGTTCGAGCTGTCCATGACCTCGATGTGGAATCACAAGCATGATGCGATGACCCTGTACAACCGCCCGCTGTTCCGTGCGGAGCGGGAGTTGCCGAACTCCATCAACCTGCGGTTCCAGCCGGGACAGATTCTGCCCTATGGTGTGGCCCCGGTGCAGATGCCGCAGCCTCCGGTGAGCTTTGATCAGGAGCTGAACCAGATGCGGGCGGTGGCGGAGAACCGGATCGGGAGCCCGGATTATGCGATGGGGAGCGTGATGAGTGGGGGTAGCGACCGGCGCACGGCGACTGAGATCCAGAGCATCAACGCGCAAGCCATGCAGAGCGGTGATCTCCGGGCGAGATTGTTCCGTATGGCTCTGGGAAAGCTGTACCGGCAGGCGTGGAGCCTGTATGTGCAGTACGATAGCAAGAGTCTGCGGTACCGGTTCGCGGAAGATTCGCTGGATGCAGATCCGGTGGCTCTGCATGACCAGTACGAGCTGGAGCCGAAGGGCGGAATGGACATGGTGAGCCGTCAGGTGATGGTGCAGCAGGCGGTAAATCGTAAGCAGTTGTTTATGAATTCGCCCTGGGTGGATCAGGTGGAGCTGGACAAGAGCATCATGGAGCTGGATGACCCAAGTCTGATCAAGCGATTGCTCCGGGATCCTGGCCAGAAGGCGCAGGATGAGCTGGAGGACGAGACGAAGACGATCCCGACGCTGCTGGTGGGTATTCCTGTGCCGGCGAAACCGGGTCAGAACTACGCTGGGCGCATCGGGGTGCTGATGCAGTATCTCAATGGGGCGATCCAGCAGGGTCAGCAGTTCAGTCCGGCGGCCCAGAATGCGTTTATGATGCGTCTGGACAGCCTGTTGCAGTTCTACGAGCAGGTGGCGACGAACGAGGCGCGGAAACTGCGGAAGGAGATCCAGAAATTCTTGGAGGGAAGCGGCTTATTGGCTGCTCAGCAGCAGCAATTGCCGGTTCCGCAGCCTGAGATGGCGCAAGCCCCTGTTTAAGAACACAAATGACCTGCAAAGATTGCCGATATCGGGCCTCTGACAGCACTTGTCGGAGGTTTCCGCCCACCAGTAGACCCACTTGTTGGCCTACTGTGCTGGAATTTGACTGGTGCGGTGAATTTCAAGCCATGATCGCCATTGTCGCTCCCCCGCCGCCCATTCCGCCGACCCCGCAACAGCCTATTCCTCAGAGTGGGCCACTGCTTGAGGAATTGGTGGAGGGTGTTGCGCCAAAAATCAGGTTCCAGAAGGTTCGCAAGCCCGAGAACATGAAGGACATCCAAGAATCACCCCTATTCCAATCTTGATATGGCCGAGTACCAGGGAAAGAAGGTCACGCTCAACAAGCCTTTCTACACTCCGGGCGAGACGAAGAAGCGGGCGGTTTATGTTCGCAACCCCAAGGGGACTGTGATCAAAGTTCGCTTCGGCGATCCGAAGATGGAGATCAAGAAGGACGATCCGGAGCGGCGGAAGAACTTCCGCGCACGGCATAACTGCGATACGGCGACGGATAAGACGACGCCGAGGTATCACTCCTGCAAAGCTTGGTAATTTATGAAGAAGAAATCGAAGTTCAGCAAACTGGCAACGCAACTCAAGAAGGAGGGCGCGGATGATCCGCGGGCTCTCGCGGCATACATCGGGCGCAAGAAGCTCGGTGCCGCGGAGTTCATGCGGCGTCAGGCGGCGGGTCGGAAGAAGGCGGCCAAATGATCAGCACCTTCGCCAAGCTCCGAGCCGCGTGGGCTTTTACGCGGCACCAGCGATGGGTGGATCCGCTTCCGTGGACACGCGAGGACGCCACTGCGCTCAATAGCTTTTTCAAGAGCGATACCGGGAAGAAGTTCAAGGACGCTCTCCTGAACACGGTTCTGATGCAGAACGCTTCTGCTATAACAGACCGAAACCATGTGCAATATTCCTCAGGCTTTGCAATGGGTCAGGCCAGTCTTGTGAAGGTCATCGAGATGATGGCCGACCGAGAATCAATTACGGGGCAGGAAGATGATCCGGATTCTGCCACGAACACATAGGATCAAAGTTGCGGTTGCTGCGTCTGTGCGGGCCAGCAAACGAGTATAAGCACAATATGTCAGATGAAAACATGAGCGCGGATGCGATGCTCGCATTAGCCAGAGATCACGATGCCGGTGTCGATATCGACAGCCAGCCAGCGGAGCAGACTCAAAATAATAACGAGTCAGCTTCGGTTGAGCAGGAATCCTCAAATGAGGTGACCGCCAGCAAAGAGACCGATGGTGGCGAGCAGGAGGTCAGCGCGAAATCAGAGCCAGAATCCAAGGCCAAGCAGAAGGAGGAGAAGCCGAAGGATCAGAAGAGCAGCAGTAAGTTCGCCCAAGAGCAACAGCGTAAGGCTAAG